TTACTTTCATATCCACAAGAACATCCGAAGTCATAACCTTGACCCCATTTGATTTCGTTATTGCGTTCGTATCTTTTGCCACCATTCCATACGAACCATTTAATTGCTACTTTTTCTTGACTTGGTGCTAACTTCATTTTGGCCCTTTCCTTGACCTTGTTATACAAGTGTATAACAAAACCCTAGGAAAGCAAGTATTTGGGGGGGGCTATTTCTAGCGTGTCTCCGAGGCCTCAACTGTACGTGTTTCCTTGGCAGGCTCAAATTTCTTGACTTCCCTCACAGGCTCAGGCATATCAATATTCACAACAGCCTCAGCCATAGCATCAGCCAATTCGGCAATCGAACCTGACTCTGGGTAGCCCGCTGTTTTAAGAATCGCGTCTTTAACTTTTGCCTTATCCATACCTATACCGCCTTGAATAGTAGGTCTAATTGCTTACGTTTGATTTCCAATAACTCATCAGCAGATGGAGTGTTATCCCTTAACTTGCTAACAACTTCTTGAAGAAGATCAGCATCAGAACCTGCCAACTTTTCTCCTGCTTCAAGTTTGACCATTGCGTCAGCCAAAGCATCAACATTCACATTAGTTCTAGTTGCAAGAATATCTAGTGATCTAACTGAAGCAGTTGTTGCTTCGTAGGCTGGGAAACCTGTAACAATGGAAACTTCGTGCAAACGAATTTCTTTGAGTTCACGAGTCATACCATCATCAGACCATCTATCGCCTTTTGCTGGAACAGAGAAACCAAAACTCATTGCGTGAACATCTCCACGTTTCATAAGAACAGCCAAGTCACGACCTGCTGTTGTGTCAGGCAAAGTTGCTTCAGCAAGTAAACCTTTTGAATCTTCGGTAAGTCTTAAAGTCTTTGAACGAGTAGAAGCCAAAACTTCATCCATATTGTGATTCTTGAAAAGTTTAACTTCGTTACGTGCCTTGAGTGAACGTTTGAAAGCACCAGGCATAATTCTTTCAATGAAAGGTAGAGGCTCTGAGTCGCTGTTGAAAACTGCTGCGTAACCTGTGAAACGCATACCATCAGATTCTGCTGCTTCAACTCTTAATTCAAAATCAACATCTGTTTTGATTCTGCGTTCAACTTTATTCACTTTGGTTTCCTTTTTCTCTTTGTTTAAGTTTACATTGATTGATGAGTAGCGTGCTTTATTTTCCTCAGCATCAAGTCTGTTGATTACACCTTGTGCGTAATCCAAAGTTCTTTGCGCTGCTCTCTTAGATGGGCCACTTCCCCACAGCAAATGAGCAACAAGTCCAGCACCAGGATAATCAGGATCACTAGGATTTGAATTCTTAGGTGCATCTAAATCAACAAGATGGCGAGCAATCCAAGGAGCAATCCTGCGCCACTTATCCTCAGACACACGACCAGCAGCCATATCTCTTGCCTCTTGTTTTGTTTTATCTGTTAAACCATCTCCACCAAAGCCTTGACGATTAAGTTCAAGTCCACGTCTAGCAGCAGCACGCATATAAGCAGGTGGGGTTAAATTGACTTGTCTTGCTTCTTCTAATTCTTCTTCTAATTCATCTTCATCATCTTCATCTTCATCAGCAGGTTGCCAAGCGTTGCAATAATATGCACCATTGACGTAATCATCCCATTTTTCGCACCAAGCACGAAGTTCACCATTAGCAAATTCTTTAACATCATCTTCCATATAAAAAACACAGTTACCACAAGCACGACCATCAGGAACATCCTGACTTAAAGATGGTCTGTAATTATCAGGTAATGCTCTTTTTTGTTTTTTGTTTTTCTTGTAATTCATTCTTAAATCATCAATTTTAGTTAATGTTGAAAACTTGTGACCAACTAAAGTATCAGTAGCATCCCATTCACCATCAGATTCTCTATAAACCCTGATAAGTGCAGCAGGATCATCAGGAGTGCCAGAAATATTAAAACTTGAATTAGGAACATTTATTGTTCCATCACGTTCAATTCGGGTTATTCGACCACGAGCGCGACCACCACTTGAGTTCCAAGAAACAAAATCGCCAATTCTTAATTCATCAGGTCTTGCTCTTTCACCACCTGGCTCAATTTCTTCGGCAATAGAAATAGCAACCATTTGATCAATCGCTGCTTGCTTAGTTGTGTGGCATCCCATAACTTCACCATCATCTTTAATAGTTGCCCAACCTGAGCAACCAGCAGCATTATCAGTTATGTAATAAGGCATTTAGAGGACCTGCGCAATCCAACTAGCAGTGTGATTAGTTTTGTTAGAAACTAACCAAAGAGTATTACCTTGATGCATTGTTAATTCAATCGAATCCAATTTTGTCAAAACCATTCCTGTACTTGTAGTGACAGATTCATTACCTATATAAAGATTATCTGAATTATCGTTGTTATGAATATGAAGAACTACTGGGTTATTAGAAATCCCATCCACCCTTGAGGGAACAGTTCCAACTGCCATCTGACCTGAAAGTAACTGACCCATAACCTGCCTTTAGAGAAGCATCAAAATCTCGGCCTCATCAGCCAATATAGAAAAGTCTATACGATTTCCAGCCTGAGCAGAAATACCAAACAGATCAGATGATCCTTTTGCGAAATGAGATTTGATTAGAGGTTCAAGTTCAGGAACATCAGTTATTTCAACAACAATGACTGGTGTTGGTCGTTCTTTTTTTTGTTTCTTTTTAATTGGAACATAACCATTAGAACCATAAGGAGTTGGGGTTGGTGGAACAGGTGGTTCAGAAGTTTGAGCAGTAGCAATCAAAGAACCAAGTTGGGCTGTTGCTGTGATTTCAACTTCAGGTACTGCTTGAACTGATCCTGTTAATTGACCTAGTGTCGCTGTTGCTGTTGCAAGTTTTGTCACAACCGCTGTAACACTTGCATTAAGTGAACCAAGGGATGCGTCAAATAAAGGCAAGATAGTTGGTGTTGTGTCAGCCTCTGCTGTGATGCCACCAAGATTTGTAGCACCTTGAACAAAATGTGTAACAACAGATTGCGCTATCGAAGTGATAGCACCTAAATCACTTTCAGCAATTGCTGTAACTTCTCGACTTGCTTGAGCAGTTGCGTTTAATGAACCTAAAGAACTATTTGCGTAATTAAAACTTGATTGAGGATTTAACGCTGATTCATCTAATTTGCCTTGAACAGCATCATCAAGTATCAGACCATAAGTTGCGTAAACAAAATCAACATCTAGTTGTCCTGTATCAAGGACTAACTTTTGCGTCATTTTAACTTGCTATGGTCAAAGATGCTGTCAAAGAACCAGAAGCAATTGTGTAAGTATCTCCCGCTGTGTAAGGATTACCTGTGATTGCGCCTGAGAATAAAAAGTTACCAGCAGACAAGTTATCCCAAGCAGTAAAGAAAGTTGCATCCTGTGAACCAGAAATGTTTACCCAAGAAATATCTGCATCTGAAGTAATAGTTCCAGCAGAAGCAGCACTAAAGGAAGCAAGTTTTCTTGTAAGTTCAGTTGCTGGGTTTCCTGTGCCATCAGCACCTGGATCGCCAACGTGAAGTTTTATGTAAACAGAACTCGCTGAATAAGACGTTGCATTACCAACGGCATCCAATAAAGAGTTAGCCAAAAATGAACTTAAACCAGTTGCCATAATTATTCTCCGTTACTTTCTATGATTCTTACAATGTGATTGTTTTCATCACGCTCAACAGTTCTAATTAAAGGCTTCTGTTCAGGTGCATTGATATTAACAATTGGTGGCTCAACATTGATTTTTGTTTGAGGAATATTAACCACAGTTTCAGGTATCTGAATATTGATTTCACTTGAACGTGAAACATCATAAACAGCACTTGGGTCTTGTGGATCAATTTGTGCGACTTGTTGTAGTTGCGTTGATGGAACTCCTGTGTGAGTGATGGCTGGAAGTCCTAGTGCTGAAAGAACACTTGCAGGATCAAAGCCTGTTTGCACAAGTCTTGCGGCCATCGTTACTCGTTTGTCTTGTTCAACAACATCTGCTTCAGCCAAGTTAATATTTGCCAAAGGAACACGGAACTGGTCGCCTGCATCAACAGGTCGTAGGTCCTCAAATCTGCGAACATCATTCACGGAATAGAAACCTGCTTGTAAACCAATTGAGTAACCTTGAATTCTTGTTGTGAAATCTCCACGAAGTAATCCATCAACATTGAACTTTAAGAAAGCATCTGTTGGTAGAAGTGTTGAGTAGGCGTATTCAATTTTTTCAATGTATGGTCTCAATGTGTGCACAACGAATTGAATATTATTTTGTTCAACTGATGCGTATGATTGTGCGCCAGGTGTTGTTACACCGATCATATGAGGTGGGACACGGAACATTCTTGCAATAGATTCAACAACAAACTTTTGTGAATCCAACATTTGTGCTTCGTCAGGATTTACACCTGTTTTAACATACTTAGCACCAGCAGAAAGAACACCAGTTTTGTGTGACTTTCTAAAACCTTTATGTGAACTGTCAAATCCTGCTTGTAAATCTTTTGCTTGCTCTCTAGTTAAAGCACCAGGAAATTCAATGATGCCTTGAGTTGTTGCGCCTTGGCCGAAGAATCTTGCAGCGAAACTTTGTAACGCTGAAGCAAGTCCAAGGTTTTCTTTCAATTCAGTTACTCTTGAAATACCACGCATTGCACCAGGTTTGCGTATTTCAGTTATGTGCAACATATCTCTGGCTGGTACTACACCTGCGTTGCCGTTATCAATTAAGTATTCGATTTCTCTTGTTACAGCGTTGCGTTGCATTTGAACACGTAGAGGATCAAGGCAAACAAGGTTTGCTACATCTCCACGACCATCACGGAATATTCTTGTGAAAGAGTTTCCATCAAGTAGAAGTGAAACAAGTACTTGTTGATAGTGTTCGCTTCTTAATAAATCAATATCTGGTTTAACAACCCATTCAGGTCTTGGTCGGTAAGGAACACGATTGCCATCTCTACGAATATATGAATCAACTGGAAGTGTTGAGAT